ATTATAAGGAAAAAATTATGGCCGTACCAAGTACAAAAGCTACCTTAAAAGAATATTGCTTAAGAGCATTAGGTAAACCTGTAATCGATATAAATGTTGATAACGAACAGGTAGATGATAGAATAGATGAAGCGGTACAATACTTTTGTCAATATCATACAGATGGTGTTGAAAGAATGTATTTAAAATATGAAGTGACAGCAGCTGATGTCACTCGTATGACAGCAGATTCATCCGAGTCTGTTACATCCGATTCAGTTACTACTGCATGGAAACAAGGTAATAATTTTCTTGTAGTTCCTTCAACAGTAATTTCTGTTGTTAACATATTCCCTTTATCTGACAGATCAAACTTAAATATGTTTGATGTTAGATATCAATTAAGATTAAATGATTTATATGATTTTTCATCTACTAGTATTGTCCATTATCAAATGACAATGCAACACTTAGATTTTTTAGATCATGTATTGGTTGGAGAAAAACCAATAAGATTTAATCATCTATCAAATAGATTATACATTGACCAAGATTGGACAAATGATATTACAGCAGGAGAATTTTTAGTTATGGAAGTTTATCGTAGATTGGATCCTGCAACTTACACAGATATGTTTGATGATATAATGTTAAAAAGATATACTACATCATTAATTAAAAGACAATGGGGTCAAAATCTTTCCAAATTTAATGGTACAGCAATGTTAGGTGGAGTGACACTTAATGGACCTGAATTATTTTCAACAGCAATAGCAGAGCAACAAAAACTTGAAGAAGAAATTAGATCAACTTATGAAGAACCTGCACATATGCAACAAGGATAAGAATTAAATGCCAACTAATGTTTATTTCAGCACTGGCACTACATCTGAGCAAAGACTATACGAAGATTTAATAATAGAACAGCTTAAGATATATGGTCAAGATGTTTATTACTTACCAAGAAAGATAGCAAATAAAGATACTATCTTCGGTGAAGACCCTGCGTCAACTTTTAATGACTCTTACATTATAGAAATGTACGTTGACAATACTGATGGCTACATGGGTGAGCAAGAAATAATCAAAAAATTTGGTTTAGAATTAAGAGATGATATTAAGTTTACCGTTTCTAAATTGAGATGGGAAACTTTAGTTGGAAACAATGCTGATCTAGTTGCTGATAGACCACAAGAAGGTGATATAGTTTATTTCCCTAATACAAAAGCATTTTTTGAAATACAGTTTGTTGAACATGAACAACCTTTTTATCAACAAAGTGCTTTACCTGTTTATAAATTATCATGTACTAAATGGGAGTACAGCTCAGAAACAGTATCTACTGGCGTTTCAGAAATTGATACTACTGCAACTGATATATCTACTGATACTATGGCATTTCAATTCTCTTTAGAGAATGAAACAGGAGCACTTGTAATAGAAAGTAGTATTGGTGCTATTGATTATCTTATTAATGAAAGCTTTACTATGGCAACACAACAACCTGCAGATCAAGGAAAAGCATTTGAAACAGCTGCAGGCACAAACACATCATCTACAACAGATGATATATTAGATTTCAGCGAAAGAAATCCATTTGGAGAGGTTGACGAATACTAATGTTTGGAAAACATTTTTATCATAAACAAATTAGAAATAGTGTAATAGCATTTGGTACGATATTTAATAATATCAGTATCAAACGTTTGGATTCTAGCGGGAATCCTTTACAGACTATTAAGATACCATTGTCTTATTCTCCTAAGGAAAAATTCATTGCAAGATTAGAACAACAAGCAAGTTTAACTGGATCAGATTCAAAAGTGGCGATTACTCTACCTCGTATGGCCTTTGATGTTGTCGGATACAGTTATGATCCTACTCGTAAGTTAAATAAAAATCAAAAGGTTACTGCGGTTACAACAAATGCTGATACAACAAAATTAAACTCTCAATACTCTCCTGTTCCTTATGATATAAGTTTTGAGTTAAATGTTTTTACTTCTAATTCAGATGATGGTTTACAAATTATAGAACAAATCCTTCCATACTTTCAACCTGATTACACAGTAACTATGATTGAAAATTCTACAATGGATATAAAAAGAGATATACCATTTGTATTAGAAAATGTTGATTACGAAGATACTTATGCTGGTTCATTAACATCAACAAGAAGAATAACTTACACAATAAAATTTACAGCAAAAATATATTTGTATGGACCGATTAGTACATCTGCTATAATCAAAAAAGCTTCTGCTGATCTATATGAAACTACAGCTGATGAAAGTCCATTTCGTAGTGAAAGAGTTACGGTTACACTAAACCCAACGAGTGCTGATAAAGATGACAGTTATACCTATACAACTACTTTAGATTTTTTTGATGATTCAAAAAACTATGATACAGAAACTGGAGACGATACATAATAAAAAAAGGTTTTAAAATGAGTAATATTGATGACAAGTTAAATGAAGTACTAAACATCGCCGAAAAAGTACTAGAGAAAAAAGAAGATAAAAATCCTTTAGAAATTGTTAATGAGAAACCTGTTGCACCAGAAAACGCTGATGTAAATACAGACTTTGATACTGGTAGAGGTGAGTTATACAATCTACTAGAAAAAGGTAACACAGCAATAGATGGCATACTTGCATTAGCAAAAGAAGGAGAACATCCTCGTGCATATGAAGTAGCAGGTCAATTAATCAAAACGCAAAGTGAGATAGCACAAAATCTATTAGACTTGCAAGATAAATTAAAAAAACTTAAAGATGTAAAAGGCGATAGTCCTAAAAGTGTTACTAATGCCTTATTTGTAGGATCAACAACCGAACTACAAAAGATGATAAAGAATAATAAAGAAAAAAAATAATGACAATAATAGACCAATACTTAGGAAACCCTAATCTAAAAAAGGCTCATACTAAATCACGATTTACTCCTAAACAAGTAGAAGAAGTGATGAAGTGTCTTGAGGATCCTAAATATTTCATAGAACAATATTTAAAAATTGTCACAATTGATAAAGGTCTTGTACCTTTTCAAATGTATGATTTTCAGCGGAAGATGGTAGATACTTTTCACGATAATAGATTTACAATTTGTAAATTACCTAGACAAAGTGGAAAGTCAACTATCATTGTATCATACCTCTTACATTACGTTTTGTTTAACGAAAATGTAAACGTTGCAATACTAGCCAATAAATCTTCTACGGCAAGAGATTTATTAGGACGTTTGCAACTAGCTTACGAGCATTTGCCGAAATGGATGCAACAAGGCGTACTAAACTGGAACAAAGGATCACTTGAATTAGAAAACGGAAGTAGAATCGTTGCGGCTTCAACTTCATCAAGTGCTGTTCGGGGTAGTACGTTTAATATTATATTTTTAGACGAGTTTGCTTTCGTACCTACAAACATTGCTGAAGAATTTTTTAGTTCAGTTTATCCTACAATAACATCTGGAAAATCATCAAAGGTTATGATAGTATCTACACCTCACGGAATGAATATGTTTTATAAAATGTGGATGGATGCTGTTAATAAAAAAAGTTTGTTTCAACCTATTGAAGTACATTGGTCAGAAGTACCAGGTAGAGATGAAAAATGGAAAGAATTAACAATAAGAAATACAAGTGAAGCACAATTTCAAACTGAGTTTGAATGTGAATTTTTAGGTAGTGTTGACACACTTATTAATACACAGAAACTTAAAACAATGGCAGTCATTAATCCTAAAAAAAGTCCTCTAGGATTAGATGTATTTGAAATGCCAATCAAAGGTCGTACTTATGTTATGACTGTTGATGTTGCAAGAGGTGTTCAAAATGACTATTCTGCTTTTGTAGTTATAGACGCAACAAAGGCACCTTATAAGATTGTTGCAAAGTATAGAAACAATGAAATTAAACCTATTGTCTTTCCTAATATATTAAACAAAGTAGGCTCAATGTATAACAAAGCATATTGTCTAATAGAGATAAACGATTTAGGACAACAAGTGGCAGACGCAATGCAATTTGAACTTGAATATGATAATATGATGATGGTCACACAACGAGGTAGAGCAGGTCAAGTATTGGGTGGAGGCTTCAGCGGAAGAGGTAATCAACTTGGTATTAGAATGACAAAAGGTACAAAAAAAATTGGAACTTCAAACATGAAAAGTCTGATAGAATCTGATAAGTTAATCATTAATGATTTTGATATGATTTCAGAATTATCAACATTTATTGCCAAAGGAAAAACTTTTGAAGCTGAACCAGGTTCGCATGATGATTTAGTAATGTGTTTAGTTATCTTTTCTTGGCTGGCTAATCAAAGATATTTTAAAGAATTGACTAATGTTGATGTAAGAGGACAGATGTTTACAGATCAACAAAATGCAATAGAGGCAGATATGGCACCTTTTGGGTTCATAGATGACGGAATAAATGATCCTGAGGGTAAGAATAACGGATACTTTGATGACACAGGAGAGTTATGGCATCCAGTGACTTATCGTAAAGGGGAATAGTAGAGATATTTAATAATATAAATATCTACAAAGGGTTATAACTAATAAATTACAAACTTAATTAATTAAGGAGAACTAAATATGGCTTTTCAAGTATCACCAGGTGTTCTCGTTACTGAAAAGGATTTAACTAATATCGTACCAGCTGTTTCTACAAGCGCTGGAGGTGTTGTTGTTACTGCTTCAAAAGGACCAATCGGAGAAATTACTACAATTTCTTCTGAACAAGAATTAGTTGATACATTTGGGAAACCAAATGGATCTAATTTTGAATCTTGGTTTACAGCTGCAAACTTTTTAGGATACGGAAATAATCTAAAAGTAGTACGTCCGATAACAGGTTGTGTAAACGCTTGTGTATCTGGTACTGCTGTAATAATAAGAAATACTTCACATTACTTAACTAGCTACTCAGACGGATCAGGTTCAGTTGGATCTTGGGCTGCGAGAGAAGCGGGTACATTAGGAAATTCTTTAAAAGTTTCTATGTGTACAAATTCTACTGCTTTTGGACCTCATGCAATGAGTGGTAACCTTGTCGCTGACGCTGCTGCGGCTATTGGCGATACAACTATTACTGTTGATGATGGCTCTCTAATGCAAGTTGGAGATATATTAGAGTTTGGAGACACTTCTGTTTATACAGCTGCGCCTTCAGGATACTTTTATAAAATAACTGGTATTTCAACTCACGTTTTAACAATCGCAAGATTCAATGTTTCAACTGGCGTTACAGAAACAGGCGGATTAAGACACGCTGTTGTTGATAATGCTGTCATAAGAAGACATTGGGAATACTACTTCAACTTTACTAATGCACCAACTACTACAGATGACGTTTCAAATGCTGGCGGTTCACTAGATGAACTTCACATTGTTGTGTTAGATGAAGATGGTGCTATTACAGGAACTACCGGAACAATTTTAGAAACATTCCAAGGTCTATCACAGGCTTCGGATGCTAAAACTTCTGAAGGTTCTAGTAATTACTATGTGGATGCAATCTATAATGGTTCAAATTACATTTACTGGATGGATCACGAAACTACTCTTGCAAATGCTGGTTCAGCGAAAGCTAGTCAAACATTTGACCAAGCAGGCGCAAATGCGTTTACTGTATTTACTTCTTCACTTGCAAGTGGTACAGACGATTATACTATCACTAATGCTGAATACGCTACTGCATATGATTTATTTGCTGATACTGAATCAGTAGATTTATCATTACTAATGGGCGGACCTTCTCATACAAGTGCTGACGCAACTGGAGACACTAAAGCAACTGCTGTTATGGATATTGCAACAGCAAGAAAAGATTGTGTTGCTTTCGTATCACCTGCGAGAGCAGATGTGGTTGATCTTACAGATGCTATCCAACAAACAGCAAACGTTAAAAGCTTTGCTGATGGTTTACCATCATCTAGTTATGCTGTAATTGATAGTGGTTACAAATATATGTACGACAAATACAATGACGTTTATAGATATGTTCCATTAAACGGAGATACTGCTGGTCTTTGTGCTAGAACTGATAATGTTGCTGACGCATGGTTTTCACCAGGCGGATTTAACAGAGGTCAAATTAGAGGTTCAGTTAAGTTAGCATTCAATCCTACCCAAACCCAAAGAGATGATTTATACAGATCAAGAGTAAATCCTGTTGTATCATTTCCTGGACAAGGTACTATATTGTTTGGTGATAAAACTGCTCAATCTAAACCTAGTGCTTTTGACAGAATAAATGTTAGAAGATTGTTTATCGTATTAGAAAAGACTATTTCTACAGCTTCTAAATTCCAAATGTTTGAATTCAATGATGAATTTACAAGAGCGAATTTTAGAAACTTAGTAGAACCTTTCCTAAGAGATGTACAAGGTCGTAGAGGTGTTACTGACTTTTCAGTAGTTTGTGACGACACAAATAATACTGGAGATGTAATCGATAGAAACGAATTTAGGGCTGACATTTATGTTAAACCTGCTCGTTCTATTAATTTTGTTCAACTTAATTTCGTTGCTACTCGATCAGGTGTTGCCTTTTCTGAGATAGTCGGCGCATAACCATTAGAAGGAGAAATAAAAAATGCCAAATATAAATGACTTTAAATCCCGTCTAAGAGGTGGTGGCGCTCGTGCCAATCAGTTTAAGGTAACTTTACCTTTTCCTGGGTACGCCGCTGTTGGAGGAGAAACGTCTGATCTTGCTTTCTTATGTAAAGCAACTGCTATACCTGGACAAACAGTAGGTAATGTACCTATTGACTTTAGAGGAAGAAAACTTAATATCGCTGGGGATCGAACTTTCGAACCTTGGACAATTACGGTATTAAATGATACTGACTTTAAATTGTACAGAGCTTTTGAAAGATGGATGAATGGTATAAACAACATGACTGATAACGAAGGTATCGCAAATCCTGCTGATTACCAAGTTGATGCTTTTGTTGACCATTTAGAC